CGCAAGTCTAACCTTAAAGCAGCGACAGTTGATGTAGGTGGCAGTGGAGAGTCTGGAAAGAGGGTCTATCGCAGGGCAGACCTTATTCGGCTGAAGATGACTGACCCAAACCGCTACGATACCTTGAGTGAAGAGATCATGCAAGCGTATGCAGAGGGACGGGTTAAATAACCTAACTTTTGATTTTTTGGAGATACAAACATGGCAAATACAGCATTTTCCCCTAGTGGATCAGTAACAGTAACCACAGGCGCAACATTCATCCCTGAAATTTGGTCAGATGAAATTGTTGCTGCTTATAAGAAGAACCTAGTTTTAGCTAACTTGGTTATGAAGATGAACTTTAAGGGCAAGAAAGGTGACATCGTTCACATTCCTGCACCTACTCGTGGTTCTGCTTCTGCCAAAGTCGCTACTGACGCAGTTACCTTGATTGCAGCTACTGAGTCTGAAGTCACTGTCACTATCAACAAGCACTATGAATATAGCCGCTTGATTGAAGATATTGTCGAAGCACAAGCACTCAACTCTATGCGTCAGTTCTACACTGCTGATGCTGGTTACGCTTTGTCTCGCCAAGTTGACACCGACTTGATCCAGTTGGGTCGTACAGCTAACGGCGGCTCTACTGGCGCTCAGTACGGCTCTGCCTTCATCGGTGGTGATGGTACAACTACCTTTGACTACACCGCAAACAGCAACGCTGGTAATGCGTCTGCTCTGACTGATGCTGCTATACGCCGCACCATTCAGCGTTTGGATGACAACGATACTCCTATGGACAATCGTTTCTTCATCATTCCTCCCTCAAGCCGCAACACTTTGATGGGTCTGGCTCGTTACACCGAACAAGCATTTGTCGGTACTGGCGATGCTATCCGCAATGGTGAAATCGGTAACCTGTATGGTATCCCTGTGTTCACTTCCAGCAACGCTGACTCAGCATCTGCTACAGCCGCTTTCCCAACAAGTGGTTCTGCTATTGCTCGTGTCTGCTTGATGGGTCACAAGGACTCTATGGTTCTGGTTGAGCAAATTGGCATTCGTTCACAAATTCAGTACAAACAAGAGTATTTGGCTACTCTGTTCACATCTGACACTTTGTACGGCGTTGCTGCTTTGCGTAATGCCGCTACTGTGGGTGCAGCTAAGTCTTCATCTATGTTTGCTTTGGTTGTTCCTAGCTAATAACAGTTTCCCCTCGCCTTGATGGTGGGGGGATTTTTTAACTTATTTAGGAGAAATCAAAATGGCAGCAGCAACAGCAGTCGTTTCCCGTAGGGGCAATGACCAATTTCGTGGTTTGTTTTCTGATACTTGGCTTGTAACCGCAACATTAGACTCTGCTTCTGTAGCGTCTGGTGCAGCGGGTGCAGCAACTGATACTGTCACAGTAGCAGGAGTGGCTTTGGGTGACATGGTTCTTGCTATGTCAATCAATGTTAGTGAAGCTGGATTAGTTCGTAGAGCCTATGTCTCAGCAGCTAACACTGTAACAATCGCAACCAATAACTTAACTGGTAGTGCCGTTGATCTAGCATCAACTACTGTTGAGTTGATTATTGTTCGACCAGTGTAAGGATAGGGGGGCTAGTCCCCCCTTTCTCATTTAAGGGTTTTATGGCTACTTTTCGTTGTCTTCAGTCGGGTAATACTGTAACTTTTACATATCAGCATGATATTGATTCTATGAAGGGTCATCAGGGATATGTGAGGGTAGAAGAACCAGAAGTAACCATAGAATCTGTAGAATCAGAGACTAGAACAGATACCGCATTTGCGCCTGTAATTAAGCGTATGGGAAGACCCCGAAAGGTAGCAAATGTCTGATATTGATGCAAGAGAATTTGGTAAATTAGAGGCTCAAGTCGAGGCTCTCCAGAAGGAGATGCACTCACTTAGTACCGATGTAAAAGCATTGCTTGAACTTGCCAATAAGGGCAAAGGTGGTTTTTGGATGGGTATGACTATCGCTTCATTTATGGGCGGTATCGTTACCTTTATTGCTGATCGTGTCTGGAAATAAGGAGAATATTATGCCAATGGTCGGAAAAAAGAAGTTTCCCTACTCTGAAAAAGGCGAAAAAGAAGCCAAAGAGTATGGCAAGAAAAAGGGTGTTCCTGTGACTATTATGGTTGCAGTTGGTAAGCCAAAAATGTCTATGCCCATGAAAGGCAGCAGGACTGCTACCAACATGATGAAGAAATCCTCACGAGGCAAGTAATGTCATCATTAACCTCGCCTATCACCCTCCTGAGTGCAGTTGGTGCAACTGGTGCATCAAAAGCAGTCCAAGTAGATGCTGGTTTGCCAGCAATTCTTCATGTTACAGGCATCACAACTGCCACTGTTGCCCTGCAAGGTAGTCTTGATGGAACAACATTTAGCACTGTTGGAACAGCTTTAACTGCTGATGGCTTTGTTACTTTAGCCAATGCTCCTAAGTATTTGCGAGCAAATTGCACTGCTTATACGTCTGGAACTATTACTGCAAAAATTCTTTACTAAGGAGAAACCCTATGAAGAAGCCCACAATGGCTCAGAAGAAGGTTGGCAAGGTAATGCGTGAATACAAGGAAGGTACTTTGCATTCAGGTAAGGGTGGCAAGGTTGTAAAAAACCCTAAACAGGCTGTTGCCATTGCTTTGTCTGAAGCTGGTATGTCTAAGCCTAAAAGGAAGATGAAATGAAGCAAGGACTTTACGCCAATATCAATGCCAAACAAGCCCGTATCAAGGCAGGGTCTGGTGAGAAGATGAACAAGGTGGGTTCTAAGAATGCACCTACAGCGGCAGATTTCAAGCAAGCGGCAAAGACCGCAAAGAAGCCTAAAAAGGTGAAGTAGATGAAAACACCCACTTGGCAAACAAAAGCTGGTCAAAATCCAAAAGGCGGCTTGAATGCCAAGGGTAGATCATCTTATAATGCGGAAACTGGTGGTAATCTGAAGCCGCCAGTAAAGTCGGGGGATAACCCTCGCAGAGCAAGTTTCTTGGCTCGTATGGGTGGCAATGATGGCCCTGAGTACGACAAGAAAGGTGAACCAACAAGACTGCTTCTTTCGCTCAAGGCATGGGGTGCATCCTCAAAGGCTGACGCAAAGGCAAAAGCTAAAGCTATCTCCGCAAGGAACAAAGCAAAGGCTGGAAGCAGATGACCTATTTAGAACTTGTAAATGATGTACTCATAAGGTTGCGTGAGCCAACAGTTACCACTGTTACTCTCAATTCTTATTCCACACTAATTGGCAAGTTTGTCAATGATGCCAAACGTCAGATTGAAGATGCTTTTGCTTGGAATGTTCTAGGCAGAACTATTACTCTGTCTACTACTGCTGGAACATACGAATATACCTTGACTGGTGCTGGTCAGAAGTTCCAAGTTATTGATGTTATCAATGCAACAAGCAATCTTGGTATGAGAAATATTGATTTTGCTTCAATGAATCGTAAGCAGAATTTCTCTACTCCTGTTAGTGGTATTCCATCAGAATATGCCTTTGATGGAATAAGTGCAGGATACGACACTAAGGTAACTCTTTATCCCCGTCCTGATGGCGTGTATAGCATCCCATTTAGCGTAACAGTGCCACAGGCTACCTTGACATCAGATTCAACTATTGTGCTTGTTGCTGACTCTTTGGTGGTTCAGAATGCCTATGCTCGTGCTTTGGTAGAGCGTGGTGAAGATGGTGGTTTGAGTTCTTCTGAGGCATACCAGTTGTACAAATCTATGTTGTCTGACTACATTGCTTTGGAAGGCACTCGTTATCCTGAGAATCAGGAGTTTGTTGCGGTATGAGCAAAGCCATCCAAGTTTCTAGCGTATCAGCACCAGCTTTTTTGGGGTTGAATACACAAGACCCCTCGCTAGAAATATCCAGCGGGTTTGCTGGTGTTGCGCTTAACTGCGTGATTGACAAGTTTGGTCGATTAGGTGCGAGGCAAGGGTATCAAAACATCAACACATCTAGCGGCACATTAGGCGCAAATGAAGTTACAGTTATTCACGAGTTAATTCAAACAGACGGGACACTTACTGTATTGTTGTTTGGCAACGGAAAACTATTTAAACTTGGTTTAACAACAGCAGGCGCTGTGGCTGAATACAACATTGCTCAATATGGTTCTAACGCCACACCTCTTGCTGAATACACGCAAGGCTTGGCGGGTCTAGGAACTATTGCTGAATTGACGTATGGCGGTGGGGGTACTGCGCCAGTGTTCAACGCAGGAAACTGGCAAGCTGCAAGTCTTAACGGCGTAGTGTATTTTTTCCAAATAAATAACGACCCAATCATTTACGACCCTGCAGTATCAACTAGCACTTATCGTAGAGTGTCTGAGAAAACAGGTTATGCAGCTACTGTGCCAAAAGCAAACGTGGCTATATCTGCATATGGTCGTATTTGGGCGGCTAATACAACCACTAATAACACAACAGTATATTTCAGCGATTTGTTGGCGGGTCATGTCTGGTCTACTGGTACGTCAGGATCATTAAATGTTGCTGGTGTCTGGCCTAATGGCGCAGATGAGGTAACAGGTCTTGCTGCGCACAATGGATTTTTGTTTATCTTTGGTAGAAGGCAAATCTTAATTTATTCAGGTGCTACTTCACCATCAACTATGACGCTTTCCGATACGATCTCAAGTGTTGGCTGCATAGCAAGAGACACAATTCAAAACACAGGCAAGGATGTCGTTTTCTTAAGCGCTAGTGGCTTGCGTTCAGTTTTGCGAACAGTACAAGAAAAATCTGCACCGATAGGCGACTTGTCAAAGAATATTAGAAACGATTTTTTAGCCATAATTGCAAGTGAATCAGAAACGCAATTAAGGGCTGTTTATTCTGAAAAGAATGGTTTTTATCTGTTGACTTGTCCCTCATCTGAAAAAGTTTTTTGCTTTGATACAAAAGTAACTTTAGAAGATGGTTCTTATCGTGTGACGATGTGGGACAGCATTGCTCCACAAAGTTTTTGCTCTCGCCGCAATGGAGATTTGCTCATTGGTCAAACTGGTTTTGTAACAAAATACACTGGTTACCAAGATAATAATTCGGCTTACCGAATGCAATACTACACAAACAATGCTGACTTGGGCAATGACGGGCAAACCTCAATCATTAAGAAAATCAAGATTCTTGTTGTGGGTGGCAGTAACCAAGCAATATCTATATTTTGGGGCTATGATTTTTCATCAAGTTACCAATCACAAACAGTTTCCATACCAACACAAGCTGTGTCTGAGTATGGCATTGCTGAATACAACATTGCACAATATGCAACAGGCATAATTTTGGAAGAATTGACTGCATACGGAAGCGGTTCAGGAAAAGTTGTTCAAACGGGATTTGAGATTAACATCAACGGGTCACCAATTTCATTCCAAAAGATTGAGATTCAAACCAAAACAGGCAAACTTGCATAAGGAGCAACCATGTCAAACTATACAAAAACAGTTAACTTTGCAGCCAAAGACGCACTCACAACGGGTGACGCTAACAAGGTTGTTAAAGGTACAGAGATTGATACCGAGTTCAACAACATTGCAACTGCGGTTGCAACTAAATATGACTCATCAACTTCTAGTATTAGTCTAACAAGTAATGTAACTGGCACATTGCCTGTTGCTAACGGAGGTACTGGGTCTGCATCTGGTGTTCCAGCATCTATCGTTTTAGCTGGTACGTTTAGCACAGGAGCTTACGTTTTTGGAAGCACGAGTACATTGCAGCTTGGCCCTATATCGCCGATTGCTAGTCATCGGTTTACAAGTACTGCAGTAGATACCCATCCAGCAGGGACTTTTAACTTGGGTGCAAACGTTTCGTCTTCAGGCATAGTTATTACGGATCAAGTGTCTGGTTCATCAAATAGAAATATGGTTGTTTTTGCAACAGGCACTTTTGTAGGCACTAACTATGCTGCGATTACAGGAAACGGAACTACAGTAAGTTATGGTACGGGTTCTGATTACCGCTTGAAAGCCAACGTACAGCCTTTGGTTAATTCAACAGTAAAAGTAAAGGCTCTTAAACCTTGTTCTTACACATGGATAAAAGCACCTGATACGCAAAACCAAGGCTTCTTGGCACACGAGTTGGCTGAAGTTGTACCGCAAGCTGTTGTTGGAGAAAAAGACGCTGTAAATGCTGATGGTTCTATCAAAATGCAGCAAGTAGATTTGTCCTATGTAATTCCTTTGTTAACTGCTGCTTTACAAGAAGCAATTGCTCGTATTGAGGCGTTAGAGGCGGCATGATTACGCACCACTTCAGTGATGGACTGTATGCAAAGGAAGCTAGGTTTCCTGCTGGCACAGCCATCTTAAAGCATACCCACAACTTCAGTCACTTGTCTATCTTGGCTGAAGGTAAGGTTGCTGTGTTGCGTGGTGACGAGATTGATATTGTGACTGGCCCTGCGTGTTTAGAGATTAAGGCTGGATTGATTCACGGCGTTAAAGCAATTACTGATT